GCCTTAGAGCTATCGTATTCTTCTATGCTGTATTTGCCCTTCTTTTCAAAAGTTATTTCCCTATACAGTACTCCCATTACTTTGTGAAGGTTCTCTAAAGGGTTTTCCAAATAGTTATCTAAATCAACGAACTCGCCAAATGTAATATCTTTCAAGTTAGGATGAAAGCCATACTTCTTTTCGCCTATCTCAATAACTAAGTTCAATGTAGTGTTCGGCACAACCTTTGTCAAGTTGCCAAGGACCTTGATCACTTCGTCAATATCATTCTTCTTACACTTTTCCAACACTTGCATCGGCACACCAATCAAAGCTGTAATCGCATTTAGGTTGGCTGTATGCTCGTCAGTTTCATCATTAGTCAGTTCTAGGAATTTTTGATAGCTTCCTAAACTAACCTCAGTCCACTTTTGAGGAATTAAATATTCTTTGTCGTTGAGTGTTAATAACATTTGTCGTTAAGTTATCTATTAGTAAATATAATTTATCTAAATTTGGTGCGTATTTGCTTAACTATTAAAGAGGGTTGCTGTTTTCATTGTTTCGGCTTCCCTCTTTTTTATTGTATATAATACTTCCCTTGATTTGGCTTCAATGCATAATACATCCTCATCATCAAAGCATCAGAGTAATCGGGTGAACGACCTATTATCTGCTTCACTTTTTCTTTCGGTAGTATTGCGAGTTTTGTGTCTTTGTCAATTTTATCTCTACGCACTTGTTCAAGTTCTTTTGTCAAGTAATCCTTTATCTGTGTATTGTTTGTTTGCAAATATAGTTTACCTGCATTGATATACTCTGCTAATTTGTAATAACATTGTGTTTTGAGGTTTTGATAGTTCTCCTTATTGATTACCTTACCATTGTTAACAAATCCTTTGCAGCGAAGAATATCCCTAACACCACCACCAATCCCATCATCATCCACAATAATATTTCCAAGACTGACACCTTCTGCTCTTTGTATTTCTCTGATTTCATTTGCTGCTTCTGTTATTGTGTTTGTGTCTAATACTTTTATCTTTTCGGCTCTAAAACCATTCCAATAGATTATTACTGTTTTGTCTTTACCGAAACGTGCAATATCTGCTGATATGTATTTTTGCCCTTGTTCAAGTGTGGTGTTCTCAAACATATTTAGGATAGCATTGTAGTTTATCAGCTTATCCTCGCTATCATCATATTCCCAATTCCCATACAACAAACGCTGCTTACTTATTTCATCTAGCTTTAATAATTGCTCTTCGTAGTGTTTAGAAATATGCACATTATCGCTTGCAAGAGCCTGCACGAACTTTCTGTGCTTCGGTATAACACCTAACTTATTAGGCATATAAAACTCGTCATATACCCAATTTTTAGCAGGGTTGCAAGTCATTAACATTTTTGGTATCAAACCATACTCATCAAGTTTGTACCTAATACGAGAAGAAAGGATTGCCTTCGCTTTATGCGTGATTTGATTGCACTCATCAATAAATGCCATAGTAAGCTCAAGAGAACCGAGACTATCATAATTAGGATCGCTAGGATAATGGAACAAATCTTTAAGCATAACTTGCGAACCATTGAAGAAAGTAATGATATTTGAGCCTGCATTAAATTCATAGTGTTTTCCTGCTTTCATTCCCCAATCAGCACATACTTCAAAAAATGTGTTTAGGGTAGTTTTCTTTAGGTTGTCTAATTTACTTCTACCAATTAGGCAACGTATTCCTTTATATTTAAGGCAAGCATCAATAATCCAAGAGCAACCAAAGTAAGATTTACCACCGCCTGCACCACCACCAAATAAGACCTCGGTTGTTTCCGTGTCAAACAAGTGTCTAACTGCTGTACTTTGTTTCTTTGTAAACTCAAGGTTAATCTTCATCAGTTAATCTGATATTTACTTGTATTGGCTCATCATCGGTTGTCATATCCATTTGCTGCTTTTCCCAATACCCTCTTTTCCTACCTTTTGTTTTTAGGTAAAAGATTGTTGCGCTAGTATTGTTGTCTGACATTTGTTCAAACAACTTGCTCTCTGCAAAATCTAAACTTACATTTTCTATATCCTTAACCTTTTCAGCAAAATCTTCATCTTCCTTCACCCACTTGTAGAAAGTGCTGCGAGGTATTTCTGTTTTCTTGCACGCTGTCGTTACAACACCTAAACTGCTTTCAAGTGCTTTCAGTATAGCTTCCTTTTTTATGTGTCTACTTTTGTTCATTACTATATTCCTTTAAATGCTTTCAACGGATAGAATATCAAGCTGTTTCTGTAACCATCTTCGCTAATTGGCCTGATTGGTGTTACTCCGTGTACGTTTCTCCAAGCAGGGTAAACTAGCATTGAGTTGTCAGCTTGTTCAAATGTAGCGTTGTAGTCGGGTACATTTAGGCAACCCCCATTAGCGTTATGCCTTTTTGTAAGTATTACGTTAACTGTTCCTTCAATGTTTGCTGTATCCCTGTGAAAAGATGCTGCTATATTAAAGTTAGATATACTGCTTGTAAACATATTACCAAATCGCCACTTCTTGTCAACATCTTCAAATAGTTCTACTTGATTTTTGTGCAAGTGTGGTGCTACTTCTTTGATTACATTTTCAGCTTCAAGGCAGGCTCCCCACATTGCTTTGATAAATGTCTGTGCCTTTTTATCCCTGTGCACTGATGATATATTTGGGTAAGGTCTACGCATTACAGCATTTGGTGCTATACCCCCTAAAATAGTGCTATATTGTGTAACTAGGTTTTTGCCTGTTAATTGTCTTTTAGCTTTATCTTCTTTAGTTCCTTGTGGACCCCTGCTCATTTCTTGTTTTGGCACATTGTCGCTTCTAAACTCTTTGTTAGCCACATCCATCAAGAGTTTTAACCTTTCGTTGTATTTGCTTACATCTTTAATATAAAAACCTATAACCTCACCATCAGATTCCAACAAACAATCCTCTGTAACATTTGGTTCGTAGTAAGGGCAATCCTTACCTATCTTTGTTTCGTTTTCTTGTTGCGTAAGTTTTAGAGTTTTCATTTTATTTCATTTAATATGTATTGTAAACACTCTGTTGAGTTTGAAACATTGTGGTTGCTTTTTATGTTTGCAACCCTTGTCTTTATGGTTTTCAACTGCCTTTCTGTTTGTTTGCTTCCACGCATCTTTCTTCCCTTTTCCCCATCACCTAGTATTTTTACAATGTGTGGTTTTGCTTTAGCGATAAAGTTTTTGTTCATAAACCTATCGCCCTCAAAGATTGCTATTTTCTTTTTGAATTTTATGTATAGCAACATCTTGTCTAAATCTTTCATCACCGCCATACTCAACTTATCGCTACCCTCAAATGTGCTTCCATCATATTTACCTACTATGATACATTTTTCATTTTCTTGGAAACGATACATACCTAGCTTGTAACCTGTGCAATCTTTGATTAGTTGTTTCATTACCCAAGTTTTACCAACACCACACTCACCGACAATTAAAATATTCATTATACTTCTCTAAACGCTTTTAATGTTATCAATCCTACATTTTCACCATTCGCTCTACATTGGTTTATCAATGTTAGTGCTTCGTCATAATGTTCGGGTTCAAACTCTATTTGTATTCCCCTTTTCACTCCTGTTTCTTTTTCAGCTAATGCTCCTGCCACATCTAAATCATCAAGTATAGAATAGTCAACATCTTGTTCGGGTTGCCAAACATCTAAACCCCATTCTCCTAGCTTCACATTATCCCATTCGTTTCCTAGAATATCCCAATTCCATTCCCCGAACCCTACGTTATCTTTTATTACAATCTCTTGACATACTTCCTCGTATGACTTCTTTGTTCCTGTCTTTTCGTGTTCAGCTTTTGTGTACTGAATAACAGGCACTTCTGTTATGCCTGCTCTTACACACGCTTGATAACGCATATTTCCACCGAGAATAACCATATCTTCATCTACGATAATTGGTCGCATCTCTAACATTTGCGGCAAGTCCTCAACACTTTTGATTAGCTTCTTGAACTTGTTGTCCTTGATAATTCTAGGATTATTTGGGTTTACTTTAACCTCACTTCTTTTTACTCTTTTAACTTTCATTTTCTATATTATTTAATTCAAACTCTAAATGTGCTATTGCTTTCTTCAAGCAGTCAACAGGTGTTTTATGTTTGCGCTTCGCTCTTAACAGATAGGTAACTGCTGTTCCTATATTGTAAGACAAATCAAACTCATACACCACATCTTTTGCCATCATACCTTTTTTACCAATGTAGTATGCAGGTATTTTGTCGTTGCAACTTTCGTCACACTCACACTCTTTGTTCC